CTTGCCCGATTCATCAAGACAGTTGTCCAGATCAATTCCGGTGTAGGGTTCTGTGATCTCAAACGCCAGGCCGCTGTAGTATTGAGCTGACTGACAAGCAAACTCAAACCCGCACCATGTTGATGGGTCGTTAGATTTTGCCCGATCGCCACCCAGACGAATCGGAATTTTGGTTCCGTTTTCGTCCTTCCACATATGCCACTGTTTGAGTTGCTGAAGTTCGGCGGGGATGTTTTTCATGTTCAGGTTTTCTACTTCAGGTCAAAACGTGTTCGTGAAATTTGATTGCGCGTCACGTAAGACACGTTGCACCCAAACCAGTCGTTCGTCTCTGTGCCGTCTATGTAAATTGAGCGAATGCAAGAATCTTCAAAGAAAGATCCGTAGTTAATCATCCACACCTTAGTTTCACCTTTTTGACTAGGATGAAAAAAAACGTTGCATTCATTTTCCGCTTCCCATGCCTTTTCAACATCTTTGAAGATTTCAAAGCAATCACAGGTGTTATAAAAATAAACGTTTAGGTCACCTTTATGGTCATGAAGTTTTGTGATTGTTGCACGAGATGTGTGGTTAAGTTTTCCGAACACCCTATTGAGTCTTTCTTGTCGCCACCTCTCCTCCTCTCGAAAAGAGAACATTGTTTTCTGCACGCACTCTGCCCTGTTGCAAAACTCACTGATGTAACTTTCTGTCGGCTGGCTTGGTTTGTACTCTATTACTAAGCAAATATTTCCCCCTGAAGATTCAAAACGAACTGCAAAATCAGGGACATAATTGCCAGACCTGAATTCATCTGGTTCATACGTCCACTGAGTTCGTCCGATTGAATCAAGCCACTTAGCGTAACACGCTTCACTTTTTGATTTAAACACGATGCCTTTATATTCAGTAGGCCGTGCGCTCATGTGATTTTTCAAAACGCCACCTCGTCAATCCATAAAAAAACCCGCTGCAAATTGGGACTAGCAATCTGCAACGGGCTAATGGCCGCAATGGCCTTGATTCGTTCGGTGTCTAGTCCACACCGTCACCTGTATCTTACTAACTCACTCGCTGGGGTCAATGTCGTCAAACAGTGAAGGGGCATCGACGTTGCTACAGTCTTCTTCCTTGATGGATTCCATATTTCTCACCGCTTGGTTAAAATACGACTCCTTAAGCTCGCAGCCTATCCCACGTCGACCGTTTAGCACGGCCCCGTACACTTCAGACCCGACGCCCATGAATGGCGTCAGCACATTTTCACCGGAGTTGCTCCACAGGACACAAGCCCGCTCGATCACGTCGAGCTGCAGCGGATGCATGTGTTTTTCGTCGTCCTTGTCCCTGCCCTCCTTGTACGGCAACGTGCGTTCCAGACGAATATCATCCCAGAAACTTGACGCATACTGTCGCCAAATCCAGTGACTGTATCGGTTCTTAATTTGATTTCCTTCGTATCCCCTGAGTGACTTTAACTCAGCAGGCATCTGTCGTTCGCCAGCGTAGTCCAGAAGACCGTTCGGGTGTGTCACCGGGACCGGATTATCGCCGACCTTTCGGAAAGGAATCAGGTAGTCCGCACACGCGACATTATTTCGCGTGCTGTCCTCCGTAATCTGCCGGTGAGTCAACGCCTTGGCCATCGTTCGTGTTCTGACGGCCAGCGGTTCTTTCCAGATGCAAATTCTTGGGAGCATCTCGAACCCTCTTGCCTGATGTAGCCGGATTATGTCGCCGGGAAAATCCGAATAACCGCCGATGTTTGCACCCTTCATCGGGATATCGGTGCAGTGAACTGCTGATATCCGGCCTGACATTGTCACCCGTGCGATGTTGCTCACGATAAAGTCGTAGTGTTCGAAGAATTCTTCGTAGCTTCGAGCATTCGACAGGTCTCTGTCTGAGCTGCTGTAGTTGTACAGACACCCACCTCCGATCGTCGCAAACGGTGGCGAATAGATTGACATGTGAATCGATTCGTCGGGCAACGATTGCAGCCACTCCGCTGAGTCGCCGTTATACAAAGCGTATCGATCGGTCACAACTTGATTTCTTACAGCCATGAGGGAACCTCTTCTTTCGTTTCAAATGTATCGCCACGCTCAATACTAATGGCGTTGTTCATGTGAGCGACAAGCGAATCGAACATTTCATCCGCTTGCTTAGACTTACGTTCCAGATTCTTAAGCACTCCGAGTTCACCTTCGTTAACCACAACATCCAGCTCGACCGGATGCTTTTGGCCGAACCTCCAAAATCTGCGGATGGCCTGGTATGTCTGTTCAAAGGAGTGAGTCGGAAACATTATCGTTTTGTGACAGTGCTGCCAGTTGAGACCCCAGCAACCGAGCTTCGGTTTTGTTACGAGTCGCTGAATTTCGCCCGCTGTGAACGCTGTAAGTATCTCTTCTTTACGTGCTTCGGACGTGCTGCCACTGAGTTCAACCGCACCGGGAATCAGCGACGTTAATCGTCTGCCCTCCTCGTTTAAGTCACACCACAGAACACAAGCCCCCTCGTGACTCATGGCTAACTCTGCCGCCTTGTCGCAACGCTCATCAAGCGAGTTTCTGCGTTCTTCCCGCTGCTCTTGCAACGTGGTGGCGGGCATCGCAAACAGCAACCCGTCGCGAGTTTTCGCAGTGGTCACGACGTGTTCAGACTTGACCAGTGGCGGCAGATTAAACTGCGAGTCGTCTCCGCCGATGTCGGATGGCTTCCGAACAGCCCTTGCCCATGAACACACCCACTGCCAAAAGTGTGTTTTCGAATGGCCGCGAAAACGGTATTTTGCACGGCCCCAACCGCGAAAGTCTTTCACAGTGTCTTGTTTGAAAAACTTCGTGATCATGTCCTGATACCCTAGGTATCCGAGTACGTCTGAACTGGTTCCGAGTTCGTGGTAGTCGTTAGGAGCCGCCGTAGCCGTCGCCAACAATCGATAGGGAATCGTTCGGCAAAACTCGCCGACTACCTTTTTGGTTTCGGACTTCGAGTTCTTCACACAGCTCGATTCATCGCCGCAAAAACCGCCGAAGTCGCTCGGGTTAAACTTATGAAGCTGCTCGTAGTTGGTGACGACGACTCGACTTTGGCCACTGATTTCACCGTCTCTCGATCGCTCGCAGTCGATGCCGAATTTATTTCCTTCTTCGCACATCTGAGACCCGACAGCGAGGGGAGTTGCTAGCAGTACAGGCTTGTTAGTGTGTCGCACAACATTTTCCGACCAGACCAACTCCTGCAGGCTTTTGCCCATACCGCAGTCCTCCAGTAGTGCCGCTCGCCCCTGTCGAATAGCCCAACTGACCAACGTCTTCTGAAACGGAAATAGGGTGTCTGGAAGCCATATCGGAGTGAACCCATTAGCTGTGTCATTGCGAACCTTATTCGCCAGAAACTCTTGATATTCCACTGCACACCTCCCATAAAAAAAACCGCTACCAATCTGTGCAGAGACTGGTAACGGCTTAAACAGGCTACGCCTGATGTTTGTCGCTTTTACAACGGCCTGCACACCGTTACGCGAATCCTACTAACTCACTCAGGTAGAGTCAACTTTCCGCGGTCTGTTTGCCGGTGG